TGGTCAAAGTATCCACAGTGTTCCGAGCGAAGCGGCTGACGCTTTTGGTTATGATAAGGTCTATCTTCCCGGCCAGGGCATCGGCTACCATCTTATTAAACCCATCACGCTTTTTTGTGCTGGTGGCCGAAATACCCTCGTCTGCATAGACCGCCACAAACTCCCAATCCGGGTTGCTTTTTATATGTTGTGTATAATACTCAACCTGGGCTTCGTAGCTGGTTTGCTGTTCATCCAAGAGAGTGGATACACGGGCATATCCGGACACGCGCCTTTTCCCTCCGCCAACAAGAGGAGCCGCAGAAAAGCGGTTAACCGATGCCGGGATGGGTGTTACTAATCTTGGGGTTGCTGCTGACATGTTTGTTGTCCCCCTTCCGAATTGTTATGTTGCTTTTTCTTTCGTGGCCGGTATGTTTGGGCCAATATTTCTTGGGCCTTTTCGAAGGTTGTCATGTCAATTATTGCAGGGTGGTTGTTTTCCACCCGGAACATGGGCAGTTCCCCATGGTTTATCCGCTTTCGTTTGGTTAGGTGGTTTTCCCTGTAGTGCTTCTGCAGAAGTAAAACACCTGCGTACTTTTCATTTTTGAGAATACATTGGATACTGCTGTACTGCCAAACGCCGCCATTTTTAGGCTGGTGCTTAGAAATTCTTAACTTCTCCAGTATCTCTGTTCGGGATGCGCCGTTAACAAACTCTGTGAAAATGAACCGCACCGCCTCTGCTTCCTCCGGAATGATGATAAACTCCTCGTTCACCAGCTTGTATCCCAGCATAACCATAGAACTCGGTCGGCCTGCCTCAAACCGCTTCTTAAACTTCCATTTCATGTTTTCGCTGTTGGAAAGGCTTTCTTCTTGGGCAAAGGATGCCAAAATGGTGAGCATCAATTCACCATCTGTACTAAGGGAGCGGATATTTTCATTTTCAAACCAAACATCCACATTTAAGGCTTTAAGCTCCCGTACCGTTTCCAACAATGTCACGGTATTTCGCGCAAACCGGGAAATGGACTTGACCAGAACAATGTCAATCTTCCCGGCCCAGCAATCCCGCATGAGCCGTAGGAACTCCGGCCTGTCGTCAACGGTGCCGGTCAAGGCTTCATCTGCATACACCCCGGCATATTCCCATTCATGGTGCCTTTGGATGTGTTCGCTATAGTGGCTTATTTGTGCCGAAAGAGAGCGCAAATTTTTCTCTTTGTGTGCCGAAACACGGGCATATGCAGCCACTCGTTTTCTAACAGGTTTTGGTGGTGCCAACGGTACAATCTTCTTTATTTCTCGCATAAAATCCCTCCAGTCTTTTGAATTTACGGGCCTTCCCGCCAGCTATATATCACTCAGAAAGCCCGTAATATCAAGGGATTTTCGCCTATAAACCGCCGATTATAGGCCGATACTTCTTCTTGAAAATTGTATCAATTTTGCGATATTCCTTATCGGTAATAAGTCCTTTTGTTAGTAATGACCGGGTAATGGCCATGGCTACGCCGTAAGATATCTCGCGGTCAAATTGGGGTTTGGTCATTGGCCCGCACCGCCTTTCCCATAGCGTCCGGCAATATAGCAGGGGTGGCTGCAATACTTTCGGCCCTTATTCCCACGGGTGTTAAATTGGGTACTGCATTGAGCGCAGACAGATAAATGAGATGGATTATTCCTATTGGCATTCCACCAAGTGAAGCGGCACTTATCACGGCAGAATAGTTTCTGTACGGCTTTTGAATCCCTGGGGAGCAGTTGCCCGCACTGTTTACAGTGTGTAGGACGCTTCACATTTTTATGGATTTTCGGCCTGCCGCCGAGACTATTTCTTTGGCAGTAAGATTTGACCGTGTTTTTGGATAAGTTGAGTGCTTCGGCTATTTTTTCATAACTGCTCCCATGGAAACGCATTTCGGCTATGCGCTGCTTTTGAAACGTAGTCATAGATAAACACCTCCTGCACTACCCCGGATAAATCACTTAAATCGAACCCCCCAATAAAAAAAACCCTTCACTGTCCGTAGACAAATGAAGGGCTTTTACATACCGCTGTGCGTTAGTTATACAGTTATAAATCTGTGATAATTAAATAATAGTTGCATCATCTGCTCTCTGGTTGGGGTGCCTTGTGGGTTGGTGCCATCGGTTATGCCATTGGCGAAAGCCCACATCCATGCTTCCCGCGCCCAACTGCTGGGGATGGCGTTAATCGGAAGCTGGGTTGTCGGTGGTAACGATTCATCTGGCGGCAAGGACGGCTCCTCCGGTTCGAGTGGCTCTGTTGAGTTTTCGAATAACTGCTGGATAATCGTGTCAAAGGGGAATTGCGGCCCAGGACAACTTGGCCTCGTCCGGGGTGTTATTTCGTGATGGCCCACTATATGGCTACGGTCGAATGGGAATGCCATGCCGCTTATATTGTACAGCCTGCTGACTTCCTCCCTGATATGAGTGATTAGCCAAACTCCGGCTTCAAGTTGGGCCGGAGTAAGCGAACCTTGTGTTTGAGCAAGCCGCCCTTCAAAGCCTATGCTTACGGTATAAAGGTTTGCGTTTACCCTACGGTCGCGCACGACCTGTAAAGGCGAATGTCTAATATCCCGGTTATCTCCATTTGTAGTCGTTCCGTTGGCCCAAGCCATATTTGTGATATCCACCGCATGGACAATCCGGCCATCATGTGCTACAACAAAGTGGTATGACACTTGCGATACCGGGTTTGTTATCCAAGAAATCGTGCCGTCAAAACCGCCTTCAGTAATATGGCAAACAATCATATCCGGTTGCCAGCCTTGCCGCCCGATACTTCTATTCGGACTAATCCGTTTTGTTATGTTCATCTTGTGATTCTCCTCTCGTTGACTTGCCATGATGTAGTTGCGATAAAACATCCTTTAACTTTTGCGGAACCGGAAGCCCAATTCTACAGGCGTTCTCCAATAGGGATACACCTTCATTGGAAAGAAAAAAGACAATGGTGGCCGTTCTTACAATGCCATCACTGCCTATTACTCCATCTAATATGTGGGCGATTCCGACTATTAGGAAAATGAATACCTTCTTTATAATGCCACGCCTGCCGATTTCGCTGGATAGCTTTTTTTCGATTATGGCGCATAGCACACCGCTTGTGTAATCCGCCGCCATAAATGCAGCCAGCGTATACAACAAAGCATCGCATCCCCCTAAAAACCAAGACAGCCCTCCACCGATAATGGTTAGGGCCGCTTGTATTGCATTCCATATTGTTTTTGTTTCCATGGTGAAATTGCCTCCTATTCTTCGGCTTCATCTATACTAGGGTGATCACCCCAAGATGATAAAACTGCTTGTAGTGTATTAGAGTAGCCTTCCAAAACCTCATGTAACCTTTGCCGTCCATATTCAGAATTGAGCAAGCCAACACGCCAATGGGTTTCATTGGGATTATTGAGATCATTGGATTTTTCGGAATCCCCACTGTCAGTACAAAGGTTTATGATGCAAACTTCCACTGCATCTGTGGTTAAGTTTTCGATTTGAACCATTATTCCGCCCCCTATCTCAAGTAGCACGCACTGAAGATTATTTGGGAATTTGCAGCTATGCTCGTTATTGGAATCACCGCCACAGTTGTCCCCGGTCGCATTACGTTAATATCAACACGAAAAGCGTTAACAGGCAGATGAATATATGGAATCTGCCCCGGCTCCCATGGTACCCTGGTTATCTGTAACGCATGAGATGTTTGGGTATTGGCTAAGTTGCGTACCCGGAAGGGCAGGCCGTCAATTCTGGCACTTCCGACCGCCGTAGCATCCCTTGCAGTTAAATCAATGCGGCACTGCACCCATACATAATTGCCGATCCTTATAAAAAATCCGGCTTGCTGGGCATATGTCATTACGCCTGCAGTGGTGGCACCATGTAACCGTGGTGTCCATGTTCCTTCTTCGTAGTTAAGGGTACCCGTTGGCTGCACGATATTTCTGAATAAATGCAGATCACGAAATCGAAGTGCCGTAGTTCCTAAATCAATATTGGCATCGGTGAAGGGCCGGAACACAAGCATTTCATTGTTGCTACCTAATAACAGGCCACCGCCGCGCCGTACTCTTGGAGCGGTAGACGGCGGCACGGTCGCATCATACATTTGGATGTTCGCGCCATAATCTGCATAAAGTCCAGTTGTGTTGGTGTTGGCTCCACCGGCTACGCCAGTAACTCCGGTTATGCGGCGGGTGGTTACTGTGTTGGAGTAAAGAACATAAATGGCTACGGCCTTGTTTGCGATGTCAAGCTGATCCATACGCACAATCCCGGTATTATCCCGGATATCTATCCCGTGATATGAAGCGGTTTCTCTGGTGCCGGAAACGGCAGTAATGAAATCCGCAATGCAGTGGGCTTTGTTATTTCTGAAGCGGATGGTTTCCCCGGATGCCTGTACACAGTTAAACCCTCTGATTTGAACCAGCCGGTTATCATTTGAGGAAATATGGATGCGGTTAACCGTATGTGTCCTTTGCCCAAGCACCGCTGCGGCAGAGCCATCCGCATTAACCGTTTGGAGAAACAGAAACCCTGGGCCTCTAAAATCTGTGATTGCGATGTTTAGTGTTGTATTGCCCGGTCGCACCTGGAGCGTGATGTTGCGATCTAGCCATTTTGGTAGAGCGTTTATTTCCGTTTGTAAATTTGCTATATCAACAACACTGACGGATGCAGTTTGCAAAACAGAGCCGATTCGATTATTGACAAACGCAGTTGTGGCTATCTGTGTATCATTTATTGTCATCCCGGCAGTGGGAGCGGTCGGTGTGCCGGTTAAAGCCGGGGATAATAAAGGTGCAAGGCCATCTAAAACTTCTTGTGTGATGCCGTTTCCGATGCCGGAAAAAACAAATAAATCCGTCCAAATGGCCTGATACGGAAATTTATACTGCAAAACATTTGGTTCATCCGGATTCATGCGAAGTTGTGGCGTTTCGCCATGGACACCGTCTACTCCATCGTTACCGTTCATGCCGTCTGCACCTTGCAGACTTGTGAGGTCAATCAAGTTATGCCAATCGATATCCCCGGTATAACGCCATGTTATATGAGTGGCATTTATAGAGAGTTCAATTTCTCGGCCATCCGTACCATCTGCTCCATTGGCACCATCTTTGCCATTTATACCATCTACACCATTATTCCCGGCTATTCCATCAACACCATCACGGCCATCGGTTCCTGGTTTCCCCTGCAAAGTTTCGAGGGAAACTAAGTTAAGCCACTCGGCATCACCAACATAACGCCATCTAATAAAATCATTGCCCACCGATAGTTGGACTTCTCGTCCATCAGAGCCGTTTGCACCATCGGCACCATTGATGCCATTATTACCCGGCGCACCATCCGTTCCAGGCTGGCCTCTTATATTCTGCTGCAGTGGCGGGGCTTGGCTTATCGAAAGTGTCCACGTAATTGTGCCGTCAGCAGTAACATTAGGTCGCCATATAAGATTGCTTCCACCATTGCCGCCAAACGATGCGCCCATCAGCAAATCCACAAGATTGTAGGTATGTCCATCCTCTCCGATTATCCGTCCGGTTTGCGGCATATATGCGTTAATGTCGTACAGTGGCGCGTTCGCAGGCATAATAAAAGCCTTTGGGTAGGGTTCATCCTTTTTTCCAAAGGCTTTCTTGATGCTGTCTAAAAATCCCATGACTGCCCTCGCTTTCTACATTAAGTGCGGATACCGTTCCCATGGTGCGTCCCAATATTTACGGGAAATCAATCTCGTTCCTGATTGTCCCGGTGTAAACAAATCATCGTTGATTTGCCAGTTCTGTGCTAAGTGTGGGTCTCTTGGCCCGTTTTGCAAAAACGCCTGGAAACTGCCGCTGGTCAATCTATCCTCCCATGGAATCCATGATCCCCTTGGTGATAATGATATCGAACCAGCCGTTTCAGGAGAATCAAAGGAATAATCAAACAGCCAAAATACAACATCCTTCCCGCCTGGGCCTAAGCCCCAACGCCATCCGGTCAATCCGGCCTCGGATGTAGTGGCTGCATTTCTTGTCCAACTATGTCCGGGAACATACTCCCCGATCCCTCTCGATGGGGAATGGTATGATACTGTTTGTTTTTCGTTGTTGCCACCGGTGAACTGGTCAATCCGCACTATGGAACGCGGGCCGTGCCATTTGCCGCCCGGTGTCGCTCCAATTACCAACAAATCATATTCGATTGCCCAGTTACCGCCATATTCATGTGATAACTGCCCCGTCCACATACAATGGTCATCCGTTATGTTGTTACACGCAAAAGTGAAAGATTCCGATACGACACCATAATTACTGCTAAAAGCCATATGTGATGTGTTGAGTGGTCTTAGCGGCGGCATAGCGTTATAGCATTCCAAAATGGCAGGTGCATTGGGGTCTAAAGCCCTGCGTACAACAAAAGTGTCAGTGATAGGATGTAATTGATTTATCGCGCCTATTAATGACATCAAATCTCCCCCCAACCTATATAAGATGCGGATAGCGTTCCCATGGGGCATGATGCCACCTTTGAGAAATTACCCTTATTCCCGCTTGGCCCGGTTGGAACATAGTATCACTTCTTTGGAAAGACTCAGGCCAACTTGGGGCCGGAGCATATGGAGCCGCGGGCATATCCATAATAAAATCATCCCAATGACCGTTCCAATGCATGTTATAACCTTGAATCTCAATACTATATATCCAAACCACATAATCCTGTTGCGGACGCAAAAAAGATTCACCCCACCAATCAGGCGAAAATCGGGTTCCAACCCGGCCTAGAAAATCCCATGAAGGAAACGGAGACCACCATTCATCCGGAGGGTCTGGCGGTAATGCATCAATAGATAAAGTGGTAATTGTCTTTGTCGGAACACTTACAAGCGTAGGCGATACTTGGATGCTACCATTTGGTATCGGCGCATCATTATCGCCTATCGCTTTCCCTCCATTGAATATTCGCGGCTGTACAATATTGCCAGTTAAATCCGTTGTAACCCAAGAAAATTGACTCATGCCCGACATGACCAGCATAGATGATATGCCTCTATATGGAGGCGATATAAACAGCCTGCCTTCACGTATTGGCGTACACGCAAATGTTATTACTGAACGTAAGCCACCTCTGTTCCACGGCGCAGTCCAAAAATCTATGGGAGCAGAGGAAGAACCCGGTATAAGCGGTGAACCAGGGCTAAATACTCCGCCGTGTAGGGGCATTAAGAAGAAGGGATTTATGTTGTAACATTCAAGAACACCATCCAAATGCAATCTGCGGCGGTTAATAAATGTGTGGGTGATGGGGTGAGTTTTATCGCCTATGCGTACCAGCTTATGGTTTGCGTAGTGTAATTGCTTTGGTATTGACATAAAAAAAGCCCCCTTAGCTGGATGGCGTAAAAATGGTATCCGGGTCATATACAACTACTACTGCTCCGTCCGGGAAGGTGTCAATTTGGGCCTGCGTTGGCAAACGGTCGAGGATTATATGTCCACTGTGACCGCCGATTATTCCCGGCAGCAGTTCTTCCAAAACCTTGATAATCTCTGGTCGAAGGCGGGTATCCAGCACCGTGTTGGTAGTCTGCTCCACCAACTCCCTGAAGTTCTCCCATGGATACAACCATTCCGGCAATGGTGGAAACTCTATCAAATCAAATATCTCTTCCAGCAAAGGTGGGATGATTAAATCCATAATCAATTCCAAATCCAAAGGCGGCGGCTCCGGGTTATTCATCAAATCATCAAGCCGGTAATTATTATCCCGCAATTCCATCAGTAGATTGCGCGGCACCCTGCCAAAGATGGCATAAATATGGAAGCCGGTTTTGTTGTAATACTCCGAAATTTCCATGATGTTCTGTGTTATAGATACACCCTTGCTTTCACTGATAATGGTAACTATATCCCCAATGTCATAATCCCGCATGTATTCGAACGGGGTGTAAGGGTCTATGATTTTTACATCCAAGGATTCAATCGGCTCATTTTGTCTAAGGAACTGATGCCCAAAGTCGAACATCGGGAAGCGTCCGGCGCGGGCATAGGCTTCCCGGCGGGATAGACCCTGCGCCCAGCCTACGGTTACCAAGTTTCGGGTTGGCTCGTCAGTCCAGTCATTTGTTATTGGTGGCCCTTCTACAATAACAACATTTCTCGCCTGCGCTGTTTGATTAAAATATTGCTGGTCGGTTATGTTGCGGAAATTCTCGCAGAACTCCGCCGTAGCTAACCTGCCATCGAAAAGCGAAAATTCAAAAGCCTCTTCTTCTGGCAGAAATGCTACTTTGAAACCGATATCCTGATTTTCCAACCATGCTTCCACGTTGCTATTTTCAATCCGCGCCAGCACAAACTGGGTGGATATAGAGTAGCTACCGATCCGCAGGCCCGGAATTATCCGATCCGGAGCGGTGTTGATGTAATGCTCCATGATTAGCTGGTCGGCTGTGACTTGCAAGTTAACCAAATGCTCACTGGTGAAGTTCACAACCCGGAAGGACAGCATTTTACTGATAAACGCACCTTTTATTTCAATATGCTCACCGATAACAACATCCTCGATAAACCCGGCCTCGTCATCGTTATCTTTGGCCACTATGAAGCCAGTTTGCGCCAATGCTGTGTTCTCCGGTGTGTTGGTTAGCGTAAGGGTAAACTCCCCGGAGCGATTATATCGCCGTACCCATTTCAAGCTGACATAGTTCCGCACAATCTTGACAAGGGTGAAGCCGTTGTAAATGTAGACCGCGTTAGAGTGAAGATCGCGCTGGATTGGTATTACTTCGGCTAATATTCGGAATACGTTGTTAAATTCATCGGACAACATTACCGAGCCATAAGCATTACTGGATATAGTTATATTCGTAATGATGGAATATCCACGCGGCGCGAGTTCGGATATGCCAACAAGCTGCACTTCAAAGAGGGTCGCAGTTGCGTTTACATTGTTCGTGAATCCAGTATCATCCAACGTAACTGTGCCGGTGATGGCATTTATTCCATCCCCGATCACTTGAAATGTAATATTGATCGTTTCAGGCTGTGCCATAGGGAGTTGGATTGCATTTGGGGTTACATATAAAAGCCGGACGGTCGGAGCAGCCACCACCCGATATGTTGCCAAGACTGTATCCCTTGTAGTTGCATCCCGGATTAATATCATCTGAACGGTATACGAACCAACAGCCAACTCAGCGATTACAGATTGCCCTATGGTATGTGAGTAATTGGCGGCACCATCCGATAATGTTGTGGTATGCTCATAAAAAATAGTTGTTCCTTGCCGGAGCCTTATTATTAGGGAGTCTCCCTCACGGATGTCCGTTAAACCTGCAGCGACAGTTATGGGCAGTTCATTCCCGATATACCGACCATGGGTGCTTAAATTCACTCCGGTTATATCCGGCTCCGGGATGGGTGTCAGCACTTCCAGTACCGTTGCTTGCGAACCTGAAACAGTAATACTTCCGTAGGCATTGCTGGTTATCGTCAAGTTTATAGAAATAGAATGCTGCCCTACATCAAGGCTTGTTATATTTGTAAATGTTGTAGAGAAGCTAGGAGAAGTGGTATCAATAGCGGCACCTTGTAGAGTACCGGAAATAGTAGCTTGGCCTTGAATCCGATTAACCCCTTCACCCGTAACCATCCAGCCACTGTTTATCGCCATTGGTGCCGCGATAGGTAGTTGGATTTCATCAGGTGTTAAGCTGACAAATGTCACAGTAGGAGCCAAAACCACTTCATAGCCTACCGCCGCTCTACTCACGACCGCATCGTCACGCCAAAGACTGGCCCGTATTACATAACTACCAACAGCCAATCCGATAAAAGTGCTTGCAGGGATTATATGGGAAAGTGATGCCGCTCCTTCGGCTAGGCTACTTTCATATTCATAAAAAACTTTACATTCCCTGTATAGCTGAATGGTAACACCATCCCCGGTCAGCACATGTTCAAGACCGAGGCTAACATTTATGTCCGTTTCGCTTCCCACATATCGCCCAGGCGCGTTTAGTTCGATAGATGTGATTACTGCCAACGGAGGCGCAGGAGGTGGCGGCGGTTCAAGTATCCGGAAAAAGACAAAGGGATAGCCGCTCAATATGTCCGTGTCCGTTTTCCACCCGATAATATCCAAGTCCGACAAGATGAACCGAAATGGTAACTCGAAGTCTAATAGGCTTTTATCCACTCCGTTTGGATACGGATAACCACCCAAAACAGACGGTTCTAAAATCCACGGAGGCTTTAACCCCGGCCCTGTTGGTTTCATTTCGAGCATTATTACTCCGAATAACGTAGCGGTTACATCCAAAGGTCTGAATGTGCGCCCAGAAGCCGCTCCGCGCCCACGATCAACAGCGGCTATTAACCGCGCTCCACTTCCGCCTCCCTGTGCCGCGTGAGGGGAAATGTATTGTAATATATCGTTTGGAGTTATATCCCAAAATTGGTGAGCATTTTGCCCGGTATTTCCTCTTGTACATAAGGCCCACATGATTGCCTGACCGTGGTCTTTATCCGGTACCTCTATATAATCTGATTCTATCGTTGTAGCGAAACTTTCAATAACATCCAAGTCTACCGTGTTTGTAAGGCTCATCAACAGAATGGTACCCGCGCCCCATGAGTGGCTTGATATTGAAAAAGTTACTCTTGCAGAATCAGCAATGCGTTTGAATACACGTATTCTGCCGCCTCCGAAGCCGGAGACATTAGCCACTTCATTCCAACCCGCGCTATAGCTCCAACTCGGTGAAAAGGAGGAAACCACTGCAATCACATCAAAACCTTCAATAGCGTCTACCGTAACTGAACGGCTGCTAGTGTTACCCATTATGGCTCCCGCGCTTCGATGTACCCAAAATGTATTAGACATCAGCAAACACCCACCCTTGGGACTCCAAGAAGGTTTGGCTTTGTAATTGGGCCGTTGTTCTACCCCATTCAGGATTTGTAACCGCCTCTGACCATCCTTCGGCTAATACCTGGGAATCATAAAATGAATTATTTATCACAACTTGCCCTCCGATGCCGCGCATAGAGCGCGTAACGGGAAGGTCAGCATTGTTTGGATTTGTGAAATTTATAACTGCATAACTTGCGTTGACGGGATTTGTCCCAGTGGAGCGCATACAATGCAAGCCTGCAATATTCATCCCGGCAACGCTCCCGGAAGGATTAAAAATAACCTCGTTATGAGCCGCACACATGGAAATAGTACAACTCACCATACCCGCACCAAGCACGCCGCCAAACCAAATCGGCTGTGTCCATGGCAAGATGTTTGTCACAAGAAGCCTGTTTTTTGATATACACCCCGTTATATTCGGAGCGGCTCCTGTACGGGTGGCACCCATTATCCCACCAACAAGGGCATGTGCCGTCCCGCCCAGCATCACAAACTGGGTGACGCTTATGCAATTAGCCAAGGTGATCGAGTAGTTCGCAATACTGGCCCTGGCTTCCGCATGTCCCACTATGCCGCCGCAGGCCCTTAGTTGTGCCGCACTTGGCGTAGTAGTTGACGAGGATGTGATATGGTAGGAAATGCTCCCATAATAGGCACAGTTTACAATCTGCAGGGTAACATTGGCCTCACCCCAGGTACTACCAAAACACCCGCCGGTGGCCTGTGTTGAGGCTGTAGCAGTGACGGTTATATTTCCAAAGCACTGAATATTTAATATGGATGCGGTTCGGGGTGGGTCTGTTGATAAAGCCCCAAAACTGCCTCCAACCAACCGCCCGCACAATATTCCAACGAAATCGCTGGTGCCTGCTGCCGTGTGGATTATTTCAGCTTCGATCCGTAAGTCCTTAGTTTCGAGGGTTTCCAATTGAGCAAATAATCCCAACGACCCTGCACTACCTACAATTCGTAAACCTTTAATCGTATAACCGCCGCCGTTTATATTGAATCTTTTGGAGGGTATGGGAATCCAATTAGGGAAGATTGCAAGATTTATATCATCAACAAGTTCTATCCACTGCCATTCGGTTGCTGGTAAATTTCGCAAAGCATCAAAATCCCAGCCATCCTCTACGATATAAGGGTTTGCTTGTGTGCCGGAACCGGACAATATACCGTTTGCCATATTCAAAACACCTCCGTCAAAATGTCCCAAGATACCGGGGTCTGTAGGTTAGCGTTGCTGTAAGCGTTCCGGCACCGGTGGCCGCGCCGAAGCGGACAGTATTGGAGCCGATACCCAGCAAAAAAAAGTTCCTCTGCCTGCGATTGGAGAGGAACTGCATGGCGTTTATATTATTTCGCTCTACCATGGAGCGGTCGGGCATGGATATAATCCGCAGGGTTTGGCTTGCTAAGTTGCTCATAAAGGTTATTCGTTTCCCGGCACCATTTTCTATAAATGGATGTGCCGCCGTGCCGGTGAGCGTGACCACAAACCCGGCTACGCTATCGCCTACATTATTGAAGGTAAGCCCACTGGTTGGAATGGTATGGACAATTTCCTGTCCGTACCAAAACGGATCAAGACATTTGATGTGGATGTTGAACTCCACTCTGGTATTATTCCATACCACGCTTGGGGTGCTTTCAACATGGCAACGGATGGTATACCGCCGGTTATCCACCCGGTGGAAATACTCTAGTGTACCGGCTATCCCCGTATTAAACACTTGTTTAAGCTGGCCTTCTAACTGCCGCCGTCCAGCCACGGCATCAATAAAACCGGAAATCTCCAAGTAGCGCGGGTCTTTGGACATGTTTGTGAACATTTCACCGTCCATCTGCGTGACTTTTTCACTGGATATAGCGTTTTCCATTTGTTCGCGACAGTCCCATAAATGAAATACCCCGGAACGTGATAAGGAGATGGTCATACCTGCATCGTTTATATATGTTAATTCAACATCGCGGGAAATTAGCATGACACTCTCTCCTTATCATCCGGCACCCAAGGCACGAAGTAACGCGGTATTCTGCCGATCTACCAAGTGCGGCACTTGTGGGGCCGTAACCCCATGAAAATTATTTGTTAAAACAATGCGCGGCTCACTCAGTAGGCCGCGCAAACTGTTTATAGCAAAAACCACGCTATCCAGGGTATTCCGCACCCCGGAGAACTCGGTTTGGAGCGGACTGTTAAATTGGGCAAATGTATCCCTTGCCACTTGCTGGATGGCCTGAGTTACGGTTTTGAGAACATCTTGAATTCCAGCCAAAGCACCACGCATATCATCTTCAAATCGTGAAGCCCGTACATCGTTTGCGTGTGATGCACCGGCAACCCCGGCCATATCCGGCACCGGCCCACCGCCGCCGACAAGTTGCGGAGCCTGTATCGTTGGTTGGAAATTATCCAACAACGACATGATATTAAGCAGTTCCTGTTCAACATCCCGCTGGCCGTCAGCTATGCCGGTACTCAACATCTCCGCAAAGGTTAACCCGGCGTTACGCCAGCCCGGATTATAGGAATCCAACAGAGCCAGCATATCTTCTTGGTTACCTTCCAACATGGTTTGTAGAACCTGCATTTGCAAACTTTGTGAAGATAACAACTCGTTAAAATGCTCCTCTTGGGCATCCCGCTCGGTCTGTAGCTGTTCCCGCTTCGAAGATTCGAGGGTTTGCCGCACTTCATTTATATGGTCACGCTCGACATCCATTTGCTGTCGAAGTTCATCGATGCGCTGGTTACGCTGTTCACGGGTAAGTTCCCGCTGGCGGTTTTCTATCAGACGATTTACATCTTCCTGTATCCGAGCCGCTTCTTCTGCTGTGGTTGCCGCCCGGTGCCGTGCCTGAAGGTCAGCCAAACGATTTTGGAATTCACGTTCCCGGCGGTCGGCTTCTTCTACACGGGTGCGTTCATTTATGGCATCAATTTCCGCCTGCAGCACTCCAAGCCGAGCCGCTTCTTCTTCATCAAGGAATATCATGCGCATAGCGAACTCTTCATCAAATATACGCATCTTTTCCCAATTGGCGTAGCGCAAGGCAGACAGTTCATCATCAATGGCCTGTAGCGCATACCGCCTGCGGTCTTCGTGCTGATTACGGATGGCTCTGGTTAAATCACTGCCGAGCCGGTTTATGGAATCAGCATTTTCCCTTGCGATCCGTTCCAGTTCGCGGGCCTCATCACGGGCAATGCGCTCCCTTTCACGGGATTCGTCACTGACACCACGGGTAACATCTTGCTCGGCGGTCATGCGGCCTTCTGTAGCGGCGCGGGCAGAGCGCAGCACTTCATTGTTGGAACTTGTAACAATCCGCTCGGCTTCCCTTGCGGCACGGCCTACAACTTCTACGGCTTCCGCTGCGGCATGGGCCACTGCGTTTTCAGTTTGGACAAGAACATCCTCAACAGCACCCAAGTTTGGGACGTTTGGATCATCTACCCTTGTCCGTATGGGTAGTTCAGGAATGCTTATACCGAGCAGACCGAGTACACGATTTACTCCCCGGATGACTGTATTTATCGCTCCGGCAATTAAATTCCAAAGCCCATCTACCAACCACTGGCCCATACGCTGTATCCCGTCCCATAGGGAACGGATAATGTTTCGGCCAGATTCAACGATCTGCGGCAATAGGTTAGCGATGCCGCGCACCAAGGCCACGATAATCTGTGGGATGGCCTTTATAATTTCCGGGATTGCTATTATCAGGCCTTCAACTAAGCTGATTATTAATTCGATACCCGCATCAATTAGCATGGGTAACATTGTACCGATGCCTTTTACCAAACTTATAACCAGACCAATAGCGGCAGATATTAGTTGCGGGAGCGCGGAAATAAGCCCTTCGATCAGGCTCATTATCATCTCTATCCCGGCATCAATTATCATGGGCAGGGCTTCGATTAAACCCTCCACCAAGCCAATAATCATTTCTATACCCGTTTGGATTATTTCGGGTATGCTGTTAACCAGAAAATATATAATGGTGTCTATAATCTCAGGCAAGGCATCCAACAGTACAGGGATGGCATCCAAAATCCCATTTATGATACCCTCTATTAATTGAATACCCATCTCTATCAGCTTGGGTATGCCTTCAATAAGGAATACAATTATTGCGTTGATAATTGCCGGAAGTGCCGCGATTAGCACTGGCAAGGCTTCCATTATTCCTTCGACAAGCCCATTAATAAGAGCCAAGCCCGCTTCCAGTATTTTTGGAAGGTTGTCGATTATCGTTTGCACGATAAACATCAACATCTCAACTATGGCGGGAAGAAGTTGTGGCAGTGCCTCCGCCAACCCCATAGCCAATGTAGTAACAATCTCTAAGGCGCCTTCCAATAAAACAGGCAGGGTGTCAATAATGGCCTCGACCAGTGTATTTATTATTGTGGTGGCGGTATCAATAAGCATCGGCATACTATCAACGATACCGTTTACCAAAGCGGCTATAACGTCCGGTGCGATTTCTGCCACGGTAGATACCATCGTACCGGCCATATCCAAAATCATCGGTACGGCTTCCGTTATCCCGTCGACAAGTGTTTCAATACCCTCGGTTAAAGCCTCGGTAGCCCCTTCCTGGCCGGAAACTATACCGGCAAAAGCCTGTTTAATGTCTGCCAACCCCGGTAGAAGTTCCGCGCCGATACTACTCCTTACACCTTGGATAGCTGTTTTCAAATCGGTTTGGGCATTGCCAAAAGCAACGGTAGCATCGATTAAATCGTCAGATATAACCCCGCCCAGGGCATGTGCGCTTTCACGCAGGCCTTCCATTTCCTCGGTGGAACTGTTAAGCAACGGCATTAATTCCATAGCCGCCCTGCGTCCGAATATCTCCAAGGCCATGTTTGCCTTTTCCACGCCTTCAGGCATTTCTTGGAATGCGGCAACGATGGCGTTCATTGCATCTTCCGGGGAGGCTTCCCGGACTACGTCAAAACTAAGGCCCAGCCGCTCCACGGCCCTGCCAACCTTACCGCCATCTTCTTCCACACTACCCATGGCGTTTTGTAGGTTACGCATTCCGTAAGAAAGGTTATAAAGTGATGCGCCGGATTGTGAGAGGATATAATCCCACTCCTGCACCCCTTGGCGCGACATACCCATTTTTAGGGCTGTATTATTAACCTCTACTCCTAAACCGGCGGTTTCCTTGGCTATATTGTTAAGTGACTTTCCAACCGCAACAGTAGCTGTACCAATGGCAACCATGGCAGCACCGACCGCAATACCCACTTTTTTAAGTGTGGCACCGAGATTAGCGAAGCTACCTTCCGCGTCATCTGCTGTATCGCCTGCGTCTTTGACTTCATCAGCAAAATCGCTGACTTCATCTTTGGCATCACCAAAACTATCTGCAGATGCATCTATAGCCTTGGAAACAGAATCCAAGTCACGCTCCATATTGTTAAGCGCGGCCTTGGCATTGTTAAGCTGGATGGCCCAGGCTTGTGTACGTTTATCATTAGCACCGAAACTGTCGGTGGCGTTTTTTAGAGCAGATTCCAATGTGGTGATTTTATCCCTTTGTGCTTCGATTTCTTTGTTAAGAGCCTGCTTCCGGGCAGTCATGGATTCCATGGATTTATCGTTGCGGTCAAACTGGGATTCGATTAACTTCATCTCACTACCCAGCACTTTGAAATTTTGGTTAATTTCCCGCAAGCTGGCCTTAAACTCCCGCTCACCTTCCAAGCCGATTTTCAATCCAAATGAGTCAGACATTTTTCACCACCTTCAAACTGCAGCAAAAAAGGGCTCGGCTCATATGAGCGGAACCCTTTCTTAAATGCCTGCCGGAATAATATCTTCGATAAAAACTTCACGTTTCGGCTTTGCCATGCCATGGAATTGTTTGTGGCATTCCCATAAATCCAGTAAATGGCCTATGGGAGTAAGCCACACTTCATCTTCGGCAAAATTCAGATGCGCTCTGCCGTAATACAAAAGCCGGACAAATAACTCTGCGTCATCTATCCGGCCTGATTGTTTTTTCCCGGTGTTTCTTCCGATTCGATATTTCTTTTCGTACCCCGGAACATGCACTCGGTTATGGCTTCTTTGTAGGTGGCCAGTTCGTGTGGCTCGGTGAATAATTCTATGAACTCAATGGTCAGCAGTTCCTTGGTATCGCTTGGGTTGCGGAAGTTATGCCGAAGGATGGATTGGTTTGCCAGCAACACGATTAAGTAATTAATCTCATCCAAGGCAAGGGTAAAGTTTTCCGCCTTCATTAACTTTTCTCCAAGGTTCTCCAGCCCGCCATACCGCTCCCCGATGGCCTTGGTAGCGAGGGTAGTGAGAATAAGGGGATATTCCTCGCCACCGATGGTTATTGTTGCGCTTCTATCGGTATCCATAGTAGCCTCCTTGTCTATTTATTAGGTTGCCCGGTTTCTTCTTGAGTAGTGTGAGCGGGCTTGCCTGCGGGCTTGGGTGTTTTTAGTGTTGCTACATCGGCAACTACCGCCGATGCACCAGAGCCGCTAATACCGGGAAAATCTGGATCATAAACGGCGTTAAACCAGCCGGTTATAGTTGCATTGGTTACATTTATGTGGCCTTCCAACGCTTCAGCCTTCCAGGGATGGCGGTTACGGCTATCCGGTTTATTCCGCCGCATTATGGTGCCTTCTATGCTTGGGGTTTGGAAGGTGATGGAATCACCCTTGGTTTGTAGGTTGGTTGATGGTGTCCCGAAAAGAACCCGGTATAACCAAAAATACTTATATAAGCCATTTGCGCGTCTGGCCCGGAAGCCCACGGCCACGGGAGGCCCAACGTCCTCACTGGAGAAAATAAGCACCCCATTATCGTCAATTCCGGCACCAAGTAATATTGCCGCTACCTCTGGAGTGATTTCATCTACACCCAAGGTAAGTGTGCCAGATTGGAACTCCCGGACGCTTTCCTGGGCCGCATCGTCCGCGTACAACATCGCCTCCGCAATCTCAATGGATAAGTCTGCTTGGATAGCCTTTGCCAACCTTGCGGGTGTACCGTAGGTTTCATAGCCATCGGAGCCTTCGTTTATGGGAGCATAAAACATATCACGTAAACCAATTGTTGCCATTTATTCCACCTCCACTTCATATGAATTAGCCACATCTATGGCTGCGTGATGGTATTTTGTATCCGCTTCGAAGCCGATATATCGGCGGTCGGTTATGGTAAAATCCGAGCCCAACAGTGCCTTTGTGAGCCGGTTCCGAAGTGGGTAATAATTATTTTTGCTGTAGATAGCCAGCCGTGCTTCCTGTATATCTGCCTGGGGCATATTATCGGCGGCAAGGGCGAAGCTATCTACCAATGGGATAATGACTACATATTCATCCGGAGGAACGCCACTGAAATGTCCGGCCTCAAAAGGTGTACTCATATCCGTTAGTAAAGCGGTAAGTTCCGATAATATATTCATATGTTTTCTATCTCCTTTTCCAGTTGGGATATCATGGCTTCAATGGCGGGTTTCCGGCTTGCGCTTCTAGCTGGGGCCAAGAAAGGTCGTGCTGGTTGGGTGGATGTGCCATGTTCTAATATGTTGGCAATCATGGCATTGGAACGCCCGTCACTCCGGGGTTCCCGGAAGCCAACTTTGACATCATAATTTCCATCCCTGTCCAGCTTCGCAGGGGAAATACCTAACGCTCCGATCAGTTCCCCGGTGGAACGAGATTCTTCTTGTGTATCCCGGCCTATGGCTGATTTAAGATTGGATCGCACCTTCGCTTCCACAACCTCTGCTCCGGCCTGCAACACTCGCGGCACGATTTCATCCGTCTTTTCACCCAAGCGGGATATACGGTTGAGAAACTCCTCCGGCATTTTCACAGATACGCGGGCCATCAGATCACCCCTTCGATGGCGTTACTTTTTCGCATAAAACTTCAATGTACATACCGCGCCCATGTTCATCCTCTACACTGATTATGTTATATCGCTCGTTATCACAAATGATGTGCATGGCAGTGGTCACAGTGAGATTAGGGATTGTGCGAAACTGGAACAATGCATTAGCTGTGGTAAAAGCTGCCCGATTCTGCCATGCGGCACTTCCACGGCGTTGTTCTTTATATGCGCGGGTTTTGGCAAGTATAGTATCGGTTTTGGAGACAAAGCCATGGGCATCTTTATCCGGCTCGGCAGAAGCGATTTCGATAAAATGGCGCATCTTCAAACTTCCCACCTCTTCTCCATCAACAACAGCCGGTTAACCGCATCCCATACTTGCTTTGCGGCACCAACATAATCATTGAAAAAGCCGCCGGTCGAGCCATCCCTGCTTTCGTAGAAATGGCTCGACAGCATAATTATGGCCTGCTCTGTGGTCGAGGGGAGTTTGCCATGCTTATATTCACGTTTTTGGTAACTTTCGGCATAACCAAGTGCAGCGGCAATGAAACCACGGAGCAGTTCATCATCCTCATCGTGAGTTAGGATAAGATTTGCCTTTACCTTTGGCAGAAGCCGGTTAACCATGCGGTTCATGTTATGCCCCCGTCTTGAGCAGTTGAATACCCTCGGCCAGAATAACTTTGCCATCCACGCGCTGAGTGGCTATAAAACCAACCTGACCGTTACCGGCAAAGAGTTCGTTTAACCGTTGAACGGTGCGGCCCATGCGGTCGGCTATCCAGTAATGCGCAAAGTCACCGAAGGCCACCGGCAAGGCACCGGCTTCTACCGTAGGTACATATGGGGATGTATATAAACGATAACCCAGTAATCTGTCCGGCTCCCCGGCCTGTACGCTGGGTTGCCACAGATACTGGCCGTTAGCATCCTTCAGCTTACGGATAGCCGAAACGGTTATATCCCGCATAAGGAACACAGCATTACGGCGGTATGGGCTTTTTAGTGCGTAGATCAGGTCGATCAGGTTGTCGGTGTTTATGGTGTTTCCGGCGTTAACGCCGATGGTGCCGCCGCCGGTTTCCCTAAAGATACCTGTGGGCTGGCCCACGCCGGTGCCGATGCAAAAGGCTTCTTCCTCCGCTACCCCAAAGGCCCTGGCAAACTCATCTGCGATATAGGCTTCCAAATCGAACATGGAATCCTGTAAAAGTTCCATGCTGATACGGATTAGGTCGGTAAGTTTGTATGCATCGATGGTCTTTTGGGAGAAGGTCAGGGTACTTTCTTGGATCGGTGCGTTTTCCGGTGTCCAGCGGGCTACGGATTTGTCTGCGGCGATTGGGATTTTGCGCTCTGCCGAAGTGGAGATGGTTCTGGCGATGCGCCGGATTACATTTGCTTCCTCCAAGCCCTTTACAATCTGGCGTTCAAACTCCACCGGTACCAAGTAGCCGCCGTCCGCGTCCGGGGTGGTGGATAATACGTTGTGAACCGGGTTTTTAAGCCGTAACACGGAGCCAAAGTCCTCTTTGTACTCTTGGCTGGCCCGCCCGGTTTTCGCTTCATCGGGCTTGGTGGGTGAATTGGTAACGGGCTGGCTGGTGGGTTTGGACACTTCCAAATCATAAGCCGCTTGGCGTTCCAGCCGCTCTATTTCCTTGCCCAAGGCCACCATATCCGATTCCATCTTGTCGTACTCGGTGGCGGCTTCGGCAGAGACCATGCCATCCGCGCCGCGCTTACTGTCCAGGAACTCCTTGGCTGTGTTCCAGAGTTTGTTACGCTTTTCGCGCAGTTGTAAGATTTGAC